ACAAGGGTGGTGATAACTTTAAAAAACTATACAATGACTCAGACGTCACACAAAGAAACCGCAATGGACAGACTCGTAGCGGATTATATTCTTTGTTCATACCTATGGAATGGAACTACGAAGGATATATTGATATGTATGGACAACCTGTGTTCGATAATCCAGTCGGAGAAGTCCTTGACTCGTTTGGAGAACAGATTACGCAAGGTGTTATAGATTATTGGGAAAATGAAGTTGAAGGTTTAAAGCAAGATCAAGACGGTTTAAACGAATTTTATAGACAGTTTCCAAGGACAGAGAGTCACGCTTTTAGAGATGAAGCCAAACAATCGCTTTTTAATCTAACAAAAATATATGAACAAATAGATTATAACGACGACATAAGTAATTCAAGTGTTGTTTCTATAGGTTCTTTTCAATGGAAAAACGGTGTAAAAGATACTGCTGTAGAGTTTATGCCAAATAAAAACGGTAGATTTAAAGTAACTTGGATACCTAAATTAGAAATGCAAAATAGTATGATACTAAAAAACGGTATCAAATATCCTGCTAATGATCACTTAGGCGCGTTTGGTTGTGATAGTTATGACATATCAGGTACTATAGATGGTATAGGTTCTAACGGAGCTTTACACGGTCTTACTAAGTTTACTATGGACGAAGCTCCTTCTAATCACTTTTTTTTAGAATATGTTGCTAGACCTCAAACAGCTGAAATATTTTTTGAAGACGTGCTTATGGCTTGCGTGTTTTATGGTATGCCTATATTAGCAGAAAACAATAAGCCAAGGCTATTGTATCATTTTAAAAGAAGAGGTTATAGAGGTTACTCTATGAACAGACCTGACAAGCTTTATAATAAGTTGTCGGTTACAGAGAGAGAAATAGGTGGTATACCTAACTCTTCTCAAGATATGAAACAGTCTCACGCTTCAGCTATAGAATCTTATATAGAAAAACACGTAGGATTAAAACAAGAAGGATATGGTAGTATGTATTTTAGTAGAACACTAGAGGACTGGGCAAAGTTTGATATAAATGATAGAACTAAGTTCGACGCATCTATAAGTTCTGGTTTAGCTATAATGGCTTGCAACAAGAACCTTTATGCTCCAACACAACAGAGGCAAAAGTTAACACTAAACCTTGGAATTAAAAGATATGACAATAAAGGATCAAGATCAAAAATAATTTAAATAAATGATTAATAAAGCTATAAAAAGTTCTTTTCCCAGCCAAGCGGTTAGTGATTTAGAAAAACAAACTCTCGAGTATGGTTCTAAAGTAGGTAACGCTATAGAGCAAGAGTGGTTTAATGTTAACGAAGGCTATGACAGTAAGAACTCATCCGGAAGATATGAGGCGTCTAGAAGATCCTTTCACTCACTAAGGCTGTATGCTAGAGGAGAGCAGTCTGTTAGAAAATATAAAGATGAGTTATCTGTTAACGGTGATTTATCTTATTTAAATTTAGACTGGAAGCCAGTACCTATTATACCTAAGTTTGTAGATATAGTAGTTAACGGTATGGCAGATAGATCTTACGACATAAAAGCTTATTCTCAAGATCCAGCATCGATACAAGAAAGAACAGACTACGTCACTAAAATAGCCGAAGATATGATGGCTAAACCTTTTAATGACGCTGTTGCTAGTCAGTTAGGTATAGACATATATCAAACTGATCAAAGTAAATTACCTGAAACTACGGAAGAATTAGAGCTGCATATGCAATTAGACTATAAGCAGTCTATAGAAATAGCCGAAGAAGAAGCTATAAACAGTGTATTTGATAGAAACAAGTATGAGCATATATCCAGAAGAGTTAACAATGATTTAACTATTATAGGTATTGGTGCTGCTAAAAGTTCTTTTAATAAAGCTGAAGGTATTAAAGTTGAATATGTAGATCCAGCTGATTTAGTTTACTCTAATACAGATTCACCATACTTTGACGATATATATTACGTTGGTGAAGTAAAAGAAATATATATAAACGAACTAAAAAAACAGTTTCCAGAGTTAACAGACGATCAGCTAAACCAATATAAGGAAAGTGGTAGTTATTACAACTCTAAATCTGATTATAACTCTAAAAGCAACGAAGAGAATAGTGTAACTGTTTTATACTTTGAATATAAAACATTTGCAAATCAAGTTCACAAAATAAAAACCACGGGTAGTGGTGGTAAAAAAGCTATAGAAAAAGACGATACTTTTAATCCACCTGCTTCAATTGATTTTGAAAAAGTGGATAGAGCTATAGAAGTTATATACGAAGGCGTTAAAGTAGTAGGTAGTAAAGACATATTAAAATGGGAGCTCAAAAAGAATATGATGCGACCAAAAGCAGATACTACAAAGGCTCAAATGAGTTACGCCATCTGTGCTCCTAGAATGTACGAGGGACGTATAGAAAGCTTAGTTAGCCGTATGACTAACTTCGCAGATATGATACAAATAACTCATCTAAAATTACAACAAGTGTTGTCTAAAATGGTACCGGATGGTGTTTATTTAGATGCTGATGGTTTAGCTGAGGTTGACTTAGGTAATGGAACTAATTACAACCCAGCTGAAGCTTTAAATATGTATTTCCAAACTGGTAGTGTTATTGGTAGATCAATGACTCAGGATGGTGATATGAACAGAGGTAGTATACCAATTAGAGAGTTAAGTACAAATAGTGGTAGTAGTAAAATAAGCTCGTTAATAAGCACTTATAACTATTATCTACAAATGATGCGTGACGTAACTGGTCTTAATGAAGCTAGAGACGGTAGTATGCCTGATAAAAATGCTTTAGTAGGTTTACAAAAACTAGCAGCTGCTAATTCTAATACAGCTACAAGACATTTATTACAGTCAAGCTTATACATTACTTTAACTATGGCAGAGTGCATCGCTATGCGCGTCTCTGACGTTATAGAGTACTCTCCAACTAAAGAGTCATTTATAAAAAGCTTAGGTAAGTTCAATGTATCTACATTAGAAGAAATGTCTAAATTATACCTTCACGATTTTGGTATATTTCTAGAATTATCTCCTGACGAAGAAGAAAAAGCTAAGTTAGAAAATAATATACAAGTTGCTTTACAGTCTGGTCAAATATATCTTGAAGATGCTATTGATATTAGAGAAGTACGTAACATAAAATTAGCAAATCAACTTCTTAAAATAAGACGTAAGAAAAAACAAGAGCTAGACCAACAACAACAACAAGCTAACATACAAGCACAAAGCCAAGCTAATGCTCAAGCTGCTCAAGCTGCCGCTGCTGCTGATTTACAAAAGCAACAAGCTTTAAACGAATCAAAAGCTCAGCTTGAACAAGTAAAAGCTCAACTTGAAATACAAAAACTTGAAAGAGAAGCTGCTATAAAGAAAGAGTTAATGCAGTATGAGTTTGAAATTAACAAGCAGCTACAAGAAGCTCAATTAGCTGTTTTAAAAGAAAAAGATAAGTTTAAAGAAGATCGTAAAGACGAAAGAACTAAAATACAAGCCTCACAACAAAGTGAGCTTATAAATCAAAGAAAAACAAATGCACCACCTAAAAACTTTGAGTCTGCAGGTATGGACAACTTAGGTGGGTTTGGCTTAGAGCAATTTGAGCCTAGATAATAATACCTTAACTATTTAATTATATTATATTATGTCAGAAGAAAACAAATTAATTGAAGAAGTTGTAGATGAAGTAGAAACTACGGTTGAACCTACTGAAGAACAATCTAAACAAGATATCTCATATAAAGAGGTAAAAAAAGACGGTACTATTAAATTAGACCTAGGAAAGCTAAAACAATTTCAAGAACAAAAAACAGAAGAAAATGTATCACTCGAAAAAGAAAAAGACAGCGAAGAAGTCAAGCAAGAAGAAAGCTACGAAGAAGACAATGAAAAAGTCTTACAAGAAGTAACAGACGAGCCTGAAAAAATAGAGCAGCCAGTTGTTGAAAAAGTAGAACAACCTGTTGTTGAAGAAAAAACAATACCTCAACCAGAAGTAAATTTACCAGAAAATATACAAAGTTTGGTAAAGTTTATGGAGGAAACGGGTGGAAGTATTGAAGAGTATGTTAGATTAAACGCTGACTACTCTAACGTAGACAATAATACTTTATTAAAAGAGTATTACAAATCAACTAAGTCTCACCTTGATAATGATGAGATTAACTTTTTAATAGAAGATAGTTTTTCATATGATGAAGATCTAGATGAGCAAAAGGATATTAGAAAGAAAAAGTTGGCATTAAAAGAAGAAGTTGCAAAAGCTAAGAAATTTCTTACTGGACTTAAGGATCAATATTACAAAGAAGTCAAGTTGGGTTCTAAGTTAACTAAAGAACAGCAAGAAGCTATTAACTTTTATAACGAATATAACAAAGAACAAAGCACTGCTAGTGAGGTCCAACAAAAACAGTATAAGCAGTTTGAACAAAGTACTAATAATGTTTTCAATGATAACTTCAAAGGTTTTGATTTTAGAGTTGGTGACAAAAGGTTTAGATACAATGTTAAAAATGCGGGCGCTGTAAAGGATTACCAAAGCGACATATCTAATTTTGTGAGGGAGTTCCTCGATGAAAACGATATGATGAAAGACGCTGCTGGTTATCACAAAGCTTTGTATGCTGGTAAAAATATTGACAAAATAGTTCAACATTTTTATGAGCAAGGCAAGGCTGATGCTATAAAAGAAACCGCTGTCAAGTCTAAAAACATT